CGTAAGTGGCTTTTTTCGTGTAACCTTTTTGAACGGAAGTTTTGTTGAATTGATCGTGGAGGGAATGATAGATCGGTATATTCGTTTGATTTGATCGAATTCTTCAGGTGTAACACGTGTTTCAATCCTTTGCAGCAGAGATTCTATTTTGTCGCCAGTCACCATCTTGTAATACAGGTCGGCAAGATCGGTAACACGCTTATAGTCTACATGAGTCGTATCTTTGTCCACAATAGTCTTAAGCAGCTCATAACCATCTTCTTTAATCATAGAAATATGTTTTTAATAGTTCCACAATCAGATATTCAAATGTATCACCGAGGTGTCCGTATTTCTGGTACTTCTCTTTGGTGTCGGGGTCTGTGTAGAGGTCTTTGTTTTTTGCCCCATCAATGCCTTGTTTACAATACATAAGGTCAGCAACCAAATGATGGCAGTTTTCGCCTATCTCAACCCTGACGGGCAGCTTATCTTCAAAGAGCTTGTTTGCAAAATCACGCCTTTGTATGCACGAAGGGTTTGAACGCACAACACAATCAGAGTAGTTGTTAAGGTATTTTTTAAGTTTGAATTCAATTATTTCGTAATGATGCTTAAACTCTTTCGACATCGTTGTGCGGTTTCTTCCCGTAGCATCACCGTAATAGAAAAGCCCTGCCTTGTGATCCGGGTATCTTCGTATAAATTCGTCACATACTTCTTCTGTCGAGTTGCGGGGGTTTGGCAAAGTGATCTCGTCAATAGCCCGTAGAATATATTTGTTTTCAATGTAGTCTATCTGCCAGATTGAAGCAGAATTATAAGGAACGGAGTTTTGGTCAAATGATATATGGATAGGTAAATTAGAGAGATAATGAACCTTTTTGACATGCTTTAACCTGTCGAAAGAAGAATAGAATTCACCTCCGGTTAAGGTGAAGGGATTCGCATATATCAGAGCCTTGCCACGTTCCTTAGTGTTTTGCGTCAGGACATTGTTTATGTAATTCTCACCTACGTTTTGAACATTATGATAAGTCGAAGAAATGGTTATAAATTTATCTTCAACTTGAAGTTGGAAAAAGTCGTTGTTGTTGTAAATCCTTGCGGAAATCTCGTCAATGTACTTATCAAGTCCAAACCAATTATTGATCCAGTCGACTTTTGCGGGTGAAGTAGCAATAAATAGCGGATTATATTGTTCTTTGGCTGTTCCTGTTTCAGACAATAATCCATCGACAATATACATCCCTTTCTGACGGATTCTTGCGATAATGATCTCTTTAACATCTTCTTCTTTAGTGTCCTTCGTCTCATCAAGGACAGCCCATCCGAACTCTTTTCCTTCATGTGCTTTAGCATTATCCATTGAACCTACAAACACAACACAACCATTGCAGAAACTTATTATGCCATTGTAAGAATCAAACGAATGACCATCCGTAGGCCATCCCGAAGGAGGTGTTTTGTTTATGACATATTGACCAAATGGCCTTGAATCCTTATTGTATTCGTGAACGCCTATTGACTTCCAGTATTCTCTTATTCGGAAAAGCGTTGAATGTTCTAATTGCAAGTAAGTATTTGCACCGATGAAACCACGAACATTCGGGAACTTCTTAATAAGCTGCATGGTCTTTATTCCAAGCATGTGAGTTTTTCCCGATCCCACTCCGGCAAGAAAAAGTGAAATTGGCGAAAGGCTCTTAAGTACTGCCTTCTGAGGTGCTGATACTTTCTGAGTTATTTTTTCAATAATCTCCATACTTGTTTTCAATTTTTACTCATCATATCATCATAAGAATATTTCTTATTATCAAGAAGCGCAAAACATACTTCTGGTTTTCTTGCATAATCATCATTTATATTAATAGGCATACCTTCTCGTACTTCACTTAGTTTGAGATAGACTTTTGCGTGCTTAAGTTTATTTTTTTCAATCAACTCATCATCCAAACCCCCATAGGAGGCAGTAAGAATAAGGTTTGATGGTATCTGATCTCTGACTATCAACCAATATTTTATAGACTTAGTAAATCCCCAGAAGTTTATTTTAGGATTTTCTTTTGCTATTTCAATCCACAAATTAAGGTATTCAGGCGTAAAGAAATCCCCGGAAGCATGGATTCTTACATTCTCACAATCTGTTGGCAATTGTGGTTTGCCACCACTTTTGATCAGTTTAAGATTTTCCCATCGACTTTTCCTTACAGCAGGGTAGCGTTCCGCATAAGCGGCATAGCACTTGAATTTACCTTTTGGGATAAGAAATTTTCCACTTATCCTATCAACATAAACTTTACATTCCTTAGCAAATGGGCAAGTGTACCCGCTTGGAAGATTCCACTCATAAACATTTCCGGTGTAATATGTCGTGTTCAAAACAAACCCCATTTTTATTTAATGATTATATCGGGCAAAGTCGGAAGATTAATATTCTGATCAATCTCGGACTTTTCTTTCTGGTTCAGGAATTGTTTACCGAGCCAAATTTGCATTGTTATGTTTGGAGGATTATACTTACGTTCAAGTATATTTCCCTGCTCATCCCTTATGATTTCCGTGTACCCCTGAGCCCCACGAGCCTGTAATCGTCTTAATGAAACTTTGAAATTCTGGTTTCCCTTTTTTACATACTCGTCAAAAGGGATTCCATGAACAGCCTTGCACTTGCGCTCCATTGTTGACCATGACACGCCTAAAACAGCTACCATTTCTTCACAAGTGCAACCGATCCTCCGTAGTTTATCTGCTTCGTTCCAGTCGACTTCAACCTCTGCTATTTTGTCGCCCTTTTTCAGTGTTGTAGAGCTTCTGCGTTGCGGGTATCTTTTTTTTGTTTCTGCCATAGTACTATTGCTTTCCATTGTGAAGGTATGACGTGAATCATAACTCCTTGATCTTTAAGTATTTTCAACATTCCTGACCTGTGTTGCAATGTCTTTTTACCTGACAAAAATATAACATCTTCGATTTTTGTGATTTGTAGAAGTTTTCTTAATGCTATATTTTCACGGTAGAACCATTTTGTTTCCGATAGGAAATATAGGGAAAAGGCGGCAGTCGTAGGGTTTGTACTTGTTATCACAGGTCTGTAAGTCTTTGGCCCTGCAGACTGCCACTTTTCCACCATCGGGATAGTTGAATCGTATATCGAGATGGTCTATGTTTTTTTTGTTGTCAAGTTCTTCGGGATAGATGTAAACCCCGCCTCCGAGATGGTCTGATGTTCCTATCTTGGTGCAGCACATCCATTGACATATATGTGCAAATTTAGGGCAGTCGCTTGATAGACCTATTACATCTGATAACATAACTGACAAATTTACATAAAAAGGATTGAAGAAAACAAGTTCAAATGTTAAATTTTTAATCTGACATAAAATTAATAAATGATTTATTTTTAATCTTGAATCATTTTTATTATATTTATATATCATATTAGAAAGATGAAAACACAGGTCACATTACTCAAAAAAGGCGACTTGTTCCAGTTGAAGGCCGTAAGATCGGCAACTTCAATAGTCGCAAACCTCGGGCAAACCGTCAAGAACGAAGACCCCGACATTGTTTCCTACCCGCTCGAATATCATTACGATGCAGAATCCGAGCAACACTACAAAGGAGTTATCAACAAGCTCTTTTCCCGTTGGATCGTAGACCTTATGGTTGACGACAAAGGACGAGTTCCCAGAGGAAAGCTCGGTGCAGAAGCATGGATCACCTCTTATCTCTTTAATTCTTCAGGTGAGATGTCCGATATTTTCAATAGCGCCATCAACGGAACTCTTGAAACTGAAGAACCTGAGAATTTCAAGGTCATCAAAGCAGACCTCAAAGATGTTCCCCATGAAGTAGTGAGTCCTTATGATGACATTGCACCATGCGGTTCTTTTGAACAGCTCCGGGCAGCCGTAAAGAAAGCCCGCAAGTCGGAGAAAAAGACTGGCAAAGCACATACAGTCATTGAACATTCAACAGGCAACAAGACAGTCATCCTTCCGAAAGGTGCAGTCAAGAACAAGAAAGTACGTAAGCCAAAAGCTGAGAAGATATCAGTCGAGAACATACACGAGGAAAAGCCGAAGCTGACAGAAGCCCCCGAAGGATTCAAACTTATTGGAAGACATAGCGAACAGGTAACATACAAACTTTAACACATGTTCAACTGATGAACAACATACGTTTACTCTTGGAAAGGGTTCTTGACCAGGGAGGTTATTACACCCTTGAATGGAAATTTGATCTTGCAGTTTTTGATATTCGCTGTTATGAGCTGGTCGGAAACTCAGCAAGGATACGTGTAATCTTTCTTTATACTGATGAAAGCTTCAGTGCTTTTATCGAAGATCGAATGCTTGACCAATACGGTACAGAACAACACATAATCAAACTCTTAAATTTATGAATGAAATCAATCAATGGCTCGCTGAAAACCACGAGCAGATCGTAAAGATCAAATGGAAATTTGTTGTCCGTACATCGGACGGCTATTTCGGCACAGGTGAGACTTTAAAAGAAGCACTCGTCAATGCTAAATGGAAACTTGACCGACAGATTATTGTCGGAGTATACGACAGTTCGGGTTATGTCGATGCCGGAGGAACTTCACACTATCTTATCGGCTATAATGATCCGAAGTCATTAAATTTCGGTGACACCCGTCCCGATAATGAACCGCTCGTAAAGACTGAAGAGGTTTGCGAATATCTTATTTATCTTCTCTATCGCTACATAGACAAGCTCCCTGAACGCTTTAAGGGGAACTACATAAAGACACACAGGGCTAAGAGCCTTATCGATTCTATTAATAATTTCATATCAAACTTATGACACTCATATGAAAACAAAGGATTTTCTTAACCACTATAAACACGCAGTCAAAGAGGTAAGGACTGTGACAAAAAGGATCATGCTATCAAACATGATCTCTCAGAACCTCGATGACCTGCTAAAGGCTGTGAGAAAGAGCCGTGGCCATATTCGGCTTATGGATTAAGAATAAAAATTCCCAACATAGCGCTTTTCGAGAACAGAGTCAAAAAGTTTCGTAAAATCTTCCATCAGTCACCACATGTCGAAATCAACAAAGAGTATATGGTTGCCAGTTTTTGGCTAAGGCCAAAAATGGGTGACTTATACGGTGAATCTATTCTGCTCGAGCTTATGGTAGGCAACACCGAGAAATGCGATATTGAGGTTATCAAAGAAGAAGTTGAAGTCACTAAGCTGACTGGCTACTGCAAACAACTCAAAGAGATGCTTGAAGCTTGACGGTTCTAAGTCCGTGTAAAATGTGGAGACAGCCCTTCGGGGCTGGAAACATACCAATTATAATATGCGCCCAAAACCAAATAAACACGGTGTCTATTGTGAATATACAAAGACAATAACTATCGGTAAGGATAATTACCACGAGCCACATTGCCATATAAGAATAGTAATGTTAAGCGAAACAGAGTGGGTCGGTGCAACGGATTTTGAAACTAACAAGATGAAATGGAGTTGTCAAGGAATGTCATCTCCGGTAACTTCAGAACCATTATTTGCATCAGAAGAACTTCTTGTAAAATACTATTCAAAAGAATTACTTGACCGTTATCTGAGGATTTGTGGTCGTGGTGATACTTCGGTTGACAAGATAATTGACCAGCTCGAAGAACTTGCTGATGCCAAGCCTGTAAAACAATTAAAACTATTTTAAGATGTACGACTGGATAGAATTCGTGATCTGTTACGGTGAGGGATTTACTTCACAACAGATAAAAGAACTTCAAGACCTGAGGAAAGTAGAGGTTGCGTTCACCCGACAGCTTATTCTATATTTTGCCAACAAGTATAAAAAAGAGTGTGGAGGCTCACTGAAGAATATAGGTTCTCGTTATGGCAAAAATCATTCAACAGTTCTTCATGCAATTAAAGTCATAGAAAACTATATTGAAACTGACAAGACTAAGTGCGCCAAGATAAAATACTACGAGCAACTTATCGGTTCAATTTACCTTTTAGTTCCTAAGAACGAAGCTATACAGAAACAGCTTATCCCGCTTGAAAACGAAATCTCATACCTTGAACAACGTGTAATAAACCTTCAACTTACCTTGTCCTTTCTTAAAAAGGAATCTGATAAGATTAAGGAGAATAACTTATAAACATTTTAAACAAACTCGTTTTTTTATTGAAAATTTTTTTATATATTTATATCATGAAAGAGAGAGTGGTTTATATTGTCTCATCATCAAAAGGAGGTGAGAAGTTTTCCAATATGTTTTTGCCAAAAGAGTTTTATTTAATAAAAACCCTTCTCAATGAAGGCCATGTCATTACTTTAATTAGTAGACAGAAGCTTTCTGAGAAATTTTACAAAATTCTATTCACATGAAAGACGAGATCGAAGTAATTGAGGTGCAGCCTGTCTCAGTGACAGAAGCACAGACACGTGCGGACATTGATATTGCTATCAGTACCGCTAAGAAGTACCCACGAAACACACAACGTGCTATTGATAATGTCATAGCGCTTGTCTCCAAAGATGTGGAGATAGCCAAGACGTGTGTTTATTCACTGCCGAGAGCCGGAAAAGAGATTGACGGCCCCTCGGTACACCTTGCACGAATAGTTGCAAGTGAATATGGAAACCTGAGGGTTGAAGCAAAGATCGTTGAGATAGGCGATAAAATGCTTACGGCACAGGCAACAGCTTTTGACCTTCAGAGCAACTATGCAGTAAGGACAGAAGTAAAGCGGAGGATCACAGACCGTAATGGGCAAAAATTCACAGACGACATGATTATTGTCACAGCCAATGCTGCCCTTGCAATAGCTTCACGTAATGCTATCTTTCAGGTCGTCCCCGCAACCGTTACGACAAAAGTCTATTCCGCAGCTCAGAAAGCTATTGTCGGTAATCTTTCAACCGAACAGAAACTCATAAAAAGAAGGAAAGAGCTGCTTGATGGCTATCTCGATACATGGAACGTTACTGAAGCGGAAATACTTTCTTGCCTTGGTATCGAAACTGTCAACCAGATCAAAGAACCGCAGATCGTTAAATTGATAGGACTGGCAAATGCTATCAACGATGGAGATACTACTATTGCTGAAGCGTTTGGAAGGAACGTATCTACTCAGCCATCAGAGACAAAGAAAAAGGTAGATGAAGCTATTAAGTTAGCACAGGAGAGGCGTAAGCCAAATCAAAAACCGGAAAGTAAACTACCCACAAACTAAAGATTTGTGGGCTTTAAACCTAAGATCGAATGCACTTGACAGTACAACATACTCGGCTTTTCAGGGCTGTTTACAGAAGCCCCCAACAATGCTATATTCTTAGCTGCATTTTCGTCAGCATCGAATACAGAATTGCAGTTGCTACAAGTAAAT